CGTAAAGGTGACGCAGAAATTCATAAACCTCTTCAAGAGGGATCCCGTCGTGCTCGGAACGCAGGCTCATTTTGAGTATAAACCTGTTAGTAAACCATGGCAATTTCCCTCAATGTTGAATGTTTGTGACTTTGTCGCTGCTATTTGTTTGTGGAAGCGCGACATTGCCATCTCTCAAGGTGTTGCGAGATTGGCTACCACCGTTAGTTCTCGATTGGTTCGGGATGACGTGTGGGTTACGGAGGCTTTGGTCGATAGCACCAATGGCAAAGTGTTAAGCGTTCGCTCACTAGGCCTGGTGTATTTCGCGGCGCGCGTTGCTTTCAAAGTCCTTTCCATCCTGCGCACTCGGAGACAGAGTGTGATAGGGGCGGCAGTTGCCACGAATTTTATATCTGGGACGCTATGCGTCGGTAGTTCTTCGGAACAGCGCCAGATTTTCGTGGATATGCCGATGGTGGAGACGTCGGGTCCCACCTGGAACCACACCCATGGCCAGTCGGCAATGCACCGCAACACTGGAAGTGCCACTTCAGTGTTAGCATGCCGACTCCTAGGACGCGAGCCATACATGGTTCAGTCCTCATTGTCTGATTTGCGTAAGAAGCTGTCAGCTTGTCGGTCGTTTTATTGGCCGAAGGATTTGGCCGTCAAGCCAGAGGAGTTTTCCTTCGACCCAGCTGTCCAGGCTGGAGTTTTGGTTGACGTTGATTATTACATGGACATGAACAAATACCTAGCAGAGAATCCTGGTCTGCATTTTGTTTGCACCTTTCAGCCGTCGGCGGTGGCTAAGGGTGATGGAGAGTACACTTTCAGATTCCTGGAAAATGATGATGTGGAGTACAGAGTTAGTGGTGGTGCCACGTATGTACACCCGGTCTGGAGTTACTCTGGCGACACGATATTGGTTAATGACACCGGAGTCGTTGCTACCAAATATGTTGCTTACCATATTGATCGTAAACGTGTGGACGATCATCATTGCATTGTTATGTTGTCTTTGATAGCCACATACAGTGCTCCTTCATTGGTGCCTGCCTCTCTGCTGTTGGAGGGGAAACCGTTGGAGAGACTCAGACCAATACAGAAAGGATTCGCTGTCCTGGATGTTATAACAGCCGAAGGTCTGAAACGCAGCGTGGCTAACCTGGGGTCCCACAATGCGTGNACACTTCCTAAAGTCCAGTTTGATGCTGCACGTGATGTGCAGATGGTTGCGAAGGTGCCGATCACCCCAGCCATGGTAGCTAGTAATATCTCCCCGTCAGACCCGGCCGGTCTACCGACCGAGAGGATGCAGCCAGGTCATGCTGCAGTTTTGGCGGGATATACCCGTGCAAATTTGCCACTGGATCCCCCGGTGGTTTACCCCGCGAGTGAGTCGTGTTTGCCTATCATGTTTGACAAACACGACTATGACGCGCCCGTACCGTTAGCTGGTTTTGGCTCCCCTCTGATCGGGCCCAACTACGCGTACTCTGATTCTATTGCGGCGGATAAGGCCTGCATAGATGGGCGAGTCAAGGATTTCACTGAGGCGGCTTACGCCCAAGCTGAGAAACCCATTCCCCCGACCATGGCTGGATACATGGTGGAATTTGTTGAACGTATGGTTCCAGTTCCCCACCAAGGTCACCCAGTGGATCACGATGAAGTGCGTGAGAAGCAGGATAAACCCTCACAGAGAGCCATTCTGGAAGAGGCTTCTTTTACCGGCAAGTGGTATAAGAAGGCGTGGAAAGTATTCAAAAAGAAAGAGGCAGCACAGAAAGTCTCTAACCCACGCAACATTTCACAGATGCCCCCACCTGTGAAATTGGAGTACAGTACTTTCATGTACGCCTTTCACAAAGCGGTCATGGCAGAGCAGGAATGGTATGCTTTCAACAAGACCCCGGCGGAGTGCGCCCAGCGAGTATGCAAAGTTTTGCAGAAAGCTAAGTGGGCGGTCTTAGCCGATGGTTCGCGGTTCGATGGTCACGTCGGACGCAGAGCCCGTATCCTGGAGCGCATGGTCATGTTGCGTTTCTTTGCACCTGAACATCACAGTGCTTTGAACGATGCCATGGACCAGAACATAGCGCTCCCTTCCTCTACCGAACATGGATACAAATATCATAATGGCTATGGTAGAGGGTCCGGGTCCCCAGAGACCTCCGATTTTAATTCGGTCGATACGGCATTTATTGACTACTGTGCGTGGCGTAATACCACGGTCAACGGCCGAAAGTGCACCGCCGACGAGGCATGGGCCCGTCTTGGAATATATGGCGGTGATGATAGTCTTGCAGGAGACGTCGATCCTAATGCACTTAAGAAGAGTGCTGAGCTGATGGGGCAGAACTACGAGATTGAGGTAGTGTGCCGCGGCCAGCCCGGAGTGAACTTCCTTAATCGGTGGTTCTCGCCTGATGTGTTCGATGGGGATGTGAACTCCATGGCACATTCGTCCAGGCTTCTTGCTAAGCTTTGGATTGGACCTCGGGTCTTGAAAGAGCCCTTGGTCCGTTTTGCGGAGCGCTGTTCTGGCTACTACCGCATGGACCGCAATTCTCCAGTTATTGGTGAGATAGTGGTCTTGGCCCACGAGCTAATGGGTAGCTACGTGGATGGAGCGCTCATGCCATGGGATGGCAGGCACTCGTTGGAGGCGAACTGGCCGAATGAGGATTCAGGCTGGATGTGGGACTACTTTAATCAGTTTGTTCCCGACTTCGACATTGAACGATTTCGCAACCACATTGCCATGGTGGCGTCGTTCAGGGATCCAAAACTACTTTTGCGGTTTCCTCTTTGTACTGCGGCGCCCATGGATCCGGTGGTGGTAAAAGAAGTAGTTGTCGTCGGCGAGGAGCTGATGTATCCGTCTGAGTGGCCAAGTGATACCACGGGCGGAGACCGGCCCAAAGGGAAAGAAGAGGCCGATGAGGAGACTAAACCCGAGTTTCCTGCTCTTGAAGAGGTCAAGAGCGGGGCGGAAATCCCGCCCCTGGACCCTGCTGTCACGGCTGCTGATAGAGTCGTGCCCAAAGCTGATGCTGATGGGAAGCGGGCCCAAACTGGGCGAAAGCAAGCGCCCAGAAAGTCTCCGAACGCGGAGCCACCCAAGAAACTTGATCCTAATGCTTGGGCTGCGCCAAAACAGCGACCTAATGAGAACGACAAGACATTCCTCGAGCGTTATGAGGTTTGGCACAAGAAACGTCGTGCTGTTGCGGCAAGGCTAGGGGTGGCTATAGCACCCAGAGCCACACAGATCGCGTCCTCTCATGGATCTATTGATGAGACGGATGGACACCCAAGACCCAACCCATGTGAAAATTGTGGTGGGGACGACGCACTGTGCACGGATTGCTTTCGAGATTTGTGCCAGTGGTTCGTTCAGTTTGGGGATGGTGCCCACGACTCGAGTAGGGCGTGGCGATCTGCTCCGCGGGATACACAGATAGCATCATCCCACGGTACAATTGACGAAACTGACGGTCACGCAGCTATGGAGGCTAGCAATATTCGCTATGCCCCTAGGTTTTCCGAGTTACTTCAGAACACGGCGCGCCGACGAGAGTACAGGCGATTGCATCGTGAAAGGTACGCGTTTGGGACCTTAAACTGGTGGTACGAGGGTATCAGAGTTTTCGGCCCCCGTCAGAGCCAAATTCGTTCTGCCAACGGCTCCATTACGGGCCTTGATGACGTGGACGTTGACGGTGTCGTCATCACGCGTAAGCGTGCAACATTTTGGGTGGAAGACGATTTCACCAACTATGAAGCTTTTAAATTGGTCTGTGACTGCCTGACGGAGGGACGCCTCCGCGTCGAATTTATTTACGATAACGACATGACTAAGGGCCAAAAGAAGAAGCAAAACACCAAGACCCAATCTCAACGGGCCCAGCAGCCGAAGAAGGCCGCTGGCAAGAAGCCTCGGCGGCCTCGCCGAGCTCGTGGTAATACCACGGATGGGCCGGTGTCCCATTCACAAAACACCGTCGCTCGCGCTGCAGATGTTGTTCGCACCGCGACCGGTTGTCGAATCAGGCATTCTGAGCTGATCGGCAACATGACCATGCAGAGTCAGTGGTCAACTGGGATGCCAAATGGGGCCTCCTTCAACGGGGATACTAGTGGCCTTGTTGATGGGGTCAAGTACCCTGGCCTCCCACTCAATCCAGGTCTGCTGGCGCCCTGGATTGCCTCCCAAGCCAAGGGCTGGGAGTATTACCGGTTTCATTCGCTGAAGTTCTCTCACCTCACGCGATCCGCCACCACGGATAAGGGTAGCATCCTTATGATCCCGGTCTATGACTCGTCTGCGCCCCCTCCCGCTACGGAACAGCAAGGGGCCGACTATGTCGGAACTTGTGAGTTTGCACCTTGGAAAGATGCGGACATTGTGCTCAATCAGGAAGCGATGCACAAGATGGGCAGCATGAAGTACGTTCGAACCACGAACTTGCTGCCCCCTGGTTCCGATTTGAAGACGTACGATGCTGGTCGTCTCGTCTTCGCCGCAAATGACTGTCTTGCTGGTGCAGGAGGTGTCACGAGCGGCAAGGTCTGGGTGACGTACGATGTGGAGTTCTCGTCGCCCGTTCCGCCCACGTCAATTGCCCAGGGGCTGGTTTCCTCTGGAGGAACGGGCGTGTCCACTTCCCATATGTTCGGCGACAACCCGACGTATCTTGGGAACATCGACCTTCAGGTCGGGACTGAAACCTTGGGGAATTCCCAAGTTATTATGTCGGGGTTGCTTATCGGCCAGGAGTACCAGATTACTGTCTCCATTAACGCCATTGCGACCACCTTCATTGACATGCCCACGGGCGGAGCATGCACCATTCCCTCCTACAACACCCACACGAAAGGTGTGAACGCCGTTCCCAGCACCGGCGTCGTTGTAGTGACCTTTGTTGCCCACGCGACTATTGAATTAGCGGTGGTGACGTTTGCCGCCACAACGATGACTTTCGGAACGTTTGTGGTGTCTGAGGTGCCAAACACCTGGATCAATGAGTGGTGAACATTGACCGGTGTACTGAGATGAACAATTCAGTATAAAAGAATCCCATAAATTAAACATAAACATAAAAATAAAACCCA